CAATTGTTTTTCCTATTATTAATCTGTCGTATAGTATCTAAGATAGCATCTTTTGCAGTTGCCTGAAGGCCACGAACAGATAGGAATTGAGCTTCTGGGATTTCGACTTCATTAATACGACGAAGAAGCCTGTTCGTTAGATCAATATAAGTTGTCATTAGTCATCCTCATCTGTTTCTGTATAAATATTATAATAAAGTTTAAATACTTTTAAGCAGATGCCGAAACTTTGAAAGCCTCAAGAGCATCAATGATTAAATTAATTGTACCACCTAGAGCATTCAAAGCAGCTTCTACTTCAGTATCTGAGAATACCGCATTAAGGGTAGCAGCTATAGAAGCATCAGTAATCTTAGCCACAGTAGTTCCTACAGCAAGAGTACCACCATCAGTGATTGCATCGAGAGCAGAAAGCTCTGGAACAGTAGCACCAGTAGAAGCAGCGTCTACAATTTTATTAGCAAGAGAGAGATTAGATATTTATTATTCCTTATGTTTGTTAGAGGCCTTTAACGACCGTTTAATACCGGTGGGGCGGTCGGTCATAGGTTTGTCGGCATCACGGCTTGGATCGCGGCACGCGCAATGGTCATTCCGTCGCCAGCGTGCCAGTCCTGCTTCGGGTGGGTGTTGTCACCCGGCACATTCGGCTTCCAAAGACCCGACCCGACCGTACTCTCGACAGACGCACCCCAATCGATGAGGAAATCATATCCAGCAGGATGGGTCCCGGCTCGAACAGCGGTGTTGCGGGCTTGAGTATAAACATCTCGCGCACCGGCATCGAGCTTCGTCTGATTGCCCGTTGTCGCCCAATTATCGGTAGAGCTTGTCTGCGGTGTCGTCGTGCAGGTTCCAACGTACTCGACACCGATACCACGCAGCAACTGAACGAGAACTTTTTCTCGCTCAGTCATTGTGGAATACAAATTCTGATTATCGTTGACAGAAAGATCAACGATCACCATGCGCGGACGCATAAGTTTCAGCGCTTCGAACCGCATGGAAGACCCAACTCCAGTAACAGTGGAGATGAAATCCGAGGTGTTATCTCCTGATCGTGCAAAGGACGAATATGGATACAAGCCAGCCACAGAGCGTTCAAACCAACCGGTATGACCATTTGCATCGCCTTGGTCGCCAATACCTGTTCCTGCGTTGTAGACTGCTTGAGCGATGGAATGGCTAATTACCACAATTGAATTTTGTCGCTTGGTTGGTCTGCCCAATATTGCTATCGGCGCTAGAAAAGCACCCTGCGTGACCTGCGCGGCAAGGTTAGCACCGGTCAAGGTCGCATCGGTTGTGCTGGTGCTATAATATTCGCTGTTCGCGACCGTCTGCCTGCCGCGTGGCATTGAAGGGCCACGTGTCCAAATGCGCAGGCCAACATTACTCGGGCTGTTGGTGCCGATTTTTATGGGGATTGGATCGGTCAAGATGAGCTGACCGGGCTTCGGGATGATGTCGAGATCACGTGCCCCATCGGGTATAATCCCGACCGTTGCCGCTCTCGCGGCGGTCGAGCCGGAGGCGGTTTGCGTGGCGGAAAAGTCGGGCTCCACACCAACCCGGATCAAGCCTTGCACGCCCTCCCATTCGAGGTTGAACGTTGAGCTTATTCCGGAACCCGTCGTGCTCGCCTGTGCCGCCCCGTCAGCCAATGGCGCGTCGTAAACGCCTCGATTGACAATCCCTACTTTCGTGATCGCCCCGCCAGAAATACCTAGGACGCGAAGCTTGACGACGGTCGGACTGGTAGTCGTTGCCGCGCCGGTTGCGGTGAGTGTGATCACGTCGTTTAATGCATGGCCGCTACCCCCGGCAGCCACTGAAGCACTTATCACACGGTATGCACCAATCGGTGTTATCGCCTCCTTTGCGGTACGGAGGTCCCAGCCTGCATATAGAAGATGAATGCTATCAGGATTACCAAATAGTTTATGCTTGGTGCGGCTTAAAGCGCCGGGCGATCCGCCAGATGAAGCTTCGGTGTAATGGTACCCCGAACGATTACCCACCATCTGCAATGGCTGTTGAACTGGAAGCTCATCAAGAATTGTTTTTAGCGCCCGAGCGGCTGGGGCACCCGCGAGTTTGATGGGGATTTGCTTCAGAACAGCCGATGCATCCTTGATAAAGGAAACGGCGCTCATGACTTCACCCACTTGGAATAGGATGTCAGATTCCCCGAGGTATAAGAGAGGGTCTGCGTCCAAGTGTTCACGCCATCCGTGAAGGAATCCGTCGCCAGAGTGCTATCGCCGTTGTAGGTTAGAATATGAGCGTAGTTGTCTGGGTAGATCGTGGCTCCGGTGCTATCGACAGTAGCCGTACCAACAGTGGTAGTCCGAAGAGCACCTGTGGAATCTACAGAACCAGAAGTAAACTGACCTTCAGTAAGAGTTGAAGGGGTGGCTTTATATTGTGGATTAAAAGACATGACTGTCCCTCTCTTTTGTTTTTGAAATCCTAAAGGAAAGTCCCCCTAAGATTTCTCCTAAGGGGACCGTGTTTATGTATTACGAACCAAGCTGGACGATACCGGGCTTCTTAACCTTATTGGAACAATCCAACAGAGTAGCGAAGACACGAATCTTACCACCAGTGACCGTACCCGTCTGAGTAACAAACAGGATGTCAATGGTATCACCAGTCGTCAGGAACGTTGCTGGAGTGATCGCAGCCGTAGCCGGGGTTGCATAGGCAGCAACTGCCGCAGCATCAAAATCCCAACCATCAACGAATGCATCAACGTCACCACCCGTGATACCAAGGTCAAAGGTAAGATCAGTAGAAGTACCCGTCATTGCCGTGATCTTCTGCATACCAGCAAAAAGAACCTGGAAACCGGCAGGAACAACAATCGTCTCAATGACATCAGCCTGAGCAAGGGCAGTACCCTTAGCCGTAACAGCCGCTGCCAGATCGATAATAACCTCTGCATAAACCGGGGTGCGTTCGCCCCCACGGGTCATACCAAGAGTACCATCCTTGTTAAGCGTAGAAATAGTAGCCATAAGTTTTATCTCCTTTAATTAATTAGAAGTTCACGTTGTAGATAGCGCGAATCAAGCCTTCTGGACGGAGAATCTTACGACCATACACCTGCAAACCACGAGTGATATCTGCGAACGAGTTAGTATCACGATAGGTCTCGGTCTTGGTGAGCATCTGAGCCGTAGCAGCAGCAGTCTTGATACCAGCGACGATAACACCATAGTTCGCAGCCGAACCATCAGCATCAATCGTACCGGGACCAGTGCCGAGATACGGGAGAGAGTTGCTCTTGTAGACAGAGAAGCCACGAAGAGTACCAGCAATAAGCTTGCCGTTCGTAAGCTGATCAGCACCTGGGTTGTAGTCGTTGTTGATAAGCTTGGAGTTTTCATCCGTCAGCTTTTCGACAAACACAGGATCAACGACAATGAAACGACCCTCTTCAGGGACATTCAGTTCGTCGAGCTTACGAGCCATACGGTTGATGATCTCAAGGGGAGTCGCATCATACGAACCCTTCGTACCAACAACAATCGAATCTGAAGCCGAACCACCAGAAACAAACGAGTTACGAGCAAGCTTGTTACCAGCCAGAAGTTCATCAGAATCCGCAGTCGTCCAAGCAGGAGTACCAACAGCAGTCGTACGAGCAGCCCAAGTCAGTGCCGGATCGGTACGCTCAAAACCAGCCATATAACCAAGAACATCCGCGTCGTAGCGTTCCTTGAGCTTATAGCCTGCACGGTCAGTTGCCAGCGACATCCAGTTGATGTGCGAATGAGCTTGTTCGATGTCTTCCAGAGCGAAAGCAAACTCGTTGGCTTGGTCAATGACCATGGTGAAGTCTTCGTCTGTCAGGTCCTGCGGCTGGATAATTTTGCCACGGGCATACGGACGGATTTGAACTTCAGGTTCCTTGATGATTTTCACCGAGTCACCCATCTCCGAGATTTCCCCGAAGTAGTCAGAGTTAGTGATATCACCCACAACAGTCGATTTACGGAAAGTCGTTTGGACTTTCTTGGAATAAATGACCGGAGAGAAGTTGCCGTTAGGCAGGTTGCCCCAACCGGGAGCTGCTTGAAAAGCCATGATGAGTCTCCATTAAAAATAAGTTTGGCTTTGTTTAGAAGCTAAACATACTGCTAAGAGGCTGATCATTTCTAGGGTGCGTTTTCAATCAGGTCGGCCAACCTTCATAGAACGGGCCTGTACTCAATCAGGTGAGTCTT